TCCAGTTGAGTATGCAGATAGTGAAGGAATTTGTAGGTTCTCTCCACCAGCTGTATTAAGAACGGTTGATGTTTCTAGCATGGGGCCGATATGCCGGGCCAACAAAATAACTTGATCATAAAATGACGTAGCTACCGGAGCTCCAGTCGAACTTTTAGATAAATCGCGCTTCTCAAATGAATGTGAGCGGATTTCACCACGAGCTAGGGAACGGATAAGTTGTGCATCATCAATTGCTGGAACAGAAATTGCTGGCTTAACTTGTGTTTCAAAACCCTTCATGGCTTCAGCGGCACGTTCTTCACGTTCTGCTTGAGCATTCATGGTTTCGATTACTGCTGAACGCTGATCAAGGTCTGCCATGATGCGGTCATATGTTTGGTTTTCTTCGCCGGATAGGTCGCGCTTTTCAGCTGCTGCTGAGTCAAGAAGGGCTTTCGCTTCTTCCCAAGCTTTTGCACGAGCTTCCACTTGCTGACGGATGTAGTCAGACATTGTTACTCCTCTAAAGTATTTGGATTGTGTGTGAGTCTTAAGGTTTCTGCGTGGCTCCACACAGTCGCAAAATGTGGCTCCACAAAATGCTTATCTAATTATTGCACAAATAAAAACAGGCTTAACGCCTTCCCCTGCGCAAGCCTGTTTCTAGCAGTAGGTTATCGAGTTTCGCTGATTACTTCAACTCGGGTTTCTTTAACTGGTGCATAAGCCTTAACTTCAGGCTCACCAAATTCTGCAACTATGGCTTCACAGATAACATCTGCAAATTCAACAAATACCCCTGATGCAGGATTATCTAAGGCGTTAAAGTAGGCACGCTTTACATCTGTGACATTCATTAAAACACCTTTGCCATTAGGTCTAGTTGCTTGCGCTTAATGTCTATTAGTTCAAGGTTGTCGGTCTTATCTTCTCTTAACTTACTTACAACCTTTGTCAAAATTTCTGCTTGATTTTCAGTCAGATTTTGACCTTCTTCTAGGCGAATCATTGCATCAGCTAAAACATCTGCATCTACAAGCGTGCGAGTTGCAAGAATGTCAATAGTTCTTACATCCGCAGTTGTGGCTTCATAGGCAGGGAATCCAGTTACAACAGAAACTTCATGCAAGCGAACCTGATGTAGTTCACGAGTTGAGCCGTCTGAACTCCAACTATCACCTTTAGGTGGAACGCTAAAACCAAAACTCATTGAGTGAACGTCACCGCGTTGCATGAGAATTGATAAGTCTTTGCCACTTGTTGTTTCTGGCAACTTGGCTTCTGCTAGTAGCCCTGTGGAATCTTCAATTAACTTGAGAGTTCCCGACCTTGTTGAAGCTAGAACATGATCAGTGTTGTGATTCATAAACATTTTTACTTCGTTGCGTGCATTTAATGAACGATTAAAAGCACCTTGACGAATTACTTCTGTAAATGGCAGGGGTTCTGACGGCGAATTAAAAACAGCAGCATAACCACGGAAGGTCATTTTGTCTGCGCTTGCTTCACCGTCAAAATTTAATTCAAAATTGACTGGACTGTTTCTACGTTCAACGATTTTCAAAATGACTCCAATTTTACTTATTGTATTGCTTCTATTTTGGCACAAAAAAATGACGGTATCTCTACCGCCATTCTATTTCTTTATTTAGTAGGTTCCGGGAGCCGATTCCATCTTTGGCTCACCATCGTAGATTCCGATGATTCCTTCGTAATTACTTGCACCTTTGGCAGTCCATCCATAAGGCCCAAACTTAACTTTCCGTCTAAATGGCTTACCTGCTGCTTCTGATCCGGGTGTAGCCCCATAATAACTAGGCCATTTTTCGTCAGGGACAATCAGCCACTTTTCCAATTTTTGAAACTTAGCCCATTCGCCTTCAAAGCTGATTACTTTGTAGAACTCGTAAAAAGTTGCATCATAACCCCAGACTCCGTAGACAACATCGCCCACACTTGGAATTTCTTTTTGTTTCATTTGCTTTGTCCTTTGCTTTGTTTTGAGAATTTAGTTGCTTTTATGAATGGTAGACCAGCCTTTAGAACCCAAGTTAGCTTGCGCCCATTCGCTGGCTTCGTCTAATGTGTCGCAGTTGATAGTAGCTACAACGGTTTGATAGTTCTCGTAACCATAAACTTCGTATTTATTCATTCCCACTCCTTCCCTACATAATAATTGTATAACAAAAGGTCAGGCAAAGCAAGTTCTAAGCAGGGTTTGGTATCTCTATTTCAGGTATTTCAGAGAACATTTCTAAGGAATCGCCTCTTTGACGAATTTCTCTGATTTCAAAGGTTATTTGATCCCATAATTTAGACATTTCTGGGGTAATTGTGTATCGAAAGTTCTCTTTAAGCTGCTTATTAGCTATGTGGTCGTACATTTTTTCAATTATGTTTGCAGGAATCATTATTCACCAGCTTTCGCTAAAAAGGCATCATAACCATCTTGATCTTTAACAGCAAATTTACCATTTTTGCCACTAGCAAGCAAAACAACACCATCAGTAGTATCGTACAAACTTATTTCATCGAATAAATTCGTAATTTTTGGAAAGACGTCACTTACACCCGCGTGAGTGCTTCTAATGACAGATTCAGGAACGTATCTGCCTGTTCTTTTACCTCTAGCATCAGCTCTAGCAACTGCTACATCTGTTGAAGTGGTTGCATAACTACCCTTGACTTTATATCCAGCCGCTTTAGCTTTAGTAATCTTATTAGTCATCGAAGATTGCGAACTATCACCAGTGCCATCTACAACAACATCCCTTCTGGTCTCAAAGCCTGCGGCCTGTATTCGCTTGGCAAGATAGCTAGATTCTTCGTGTAGATAGTTAGCTCTATTTGAGTCACCTTGCATACGATCCCATTCAGGTAGCTTTTCTTTAATGTCATCGGCATTCACCTGTACCGCTTTACTTCCATCTGGTATATCTACTTTTGCGTTTTTAATCATGCTTGATTTTCCAGAAGCAGGGCCACCACCCATGACGTGATAAGTAGGATCAGCAGAAGTAGGAACCCCTGAAACAGCATCTGCAACTATTTTGTCGTGTAGGGCCTGTCTTTCTGGTGTAAATGCATAAGAACCGTCTTGATTCTGCTTCAAGTGTGGAGCTGCTGAACGACCTTGAAAATCAGCAGCCATGTCTGAGGTAATTTTTATGTTTCCTTTACCGGTTTCTGGGTTAATTCCTGCTGACTTTCCACCAGAACCATGTGATTTTTGGTCATGTTTGCCCGTCAAATGTCGCTCTTCATTGCGTATTCTTTCTGCAACTCTTTGTGCATACTCCATAGCAGCTGTGGCTCTTGCCTTAGATGGGCCACTTCCCCAAAGTAAATGAGCTACAACTCCTGCACTTGGGTAGTTCTCTGAGTTAGGGTCTGCATCTGGTGAATCTAAATCGCCTAAGTGTCTGGCTATCCACGCAGCAGTACGAACCCATTTATCATCTGAAACCTGACCACTCGCCATAAGTCGCGCTTCGCGTATAGTTTTTTCAACTAAGCCATCGCCACCCTTGCCATCTGCATAGTATTCAAGTCCACGTCTTGCAGCTGCTCTCATGTATGCAGGTGCATCTTGATTTATGGCGCGTAGGTCATCTTCATCTTCATCTTCATCTTCATTCATGTAATCTTCTGACTGCCAAGCGTTACAGTAGTAACCGCCATCAACGAATTCATCCCACTTTTCACACCATGCTTTATCCCCTGCTTCATTGACACGGGACTCATCGTAGAAGTAACAGTTACCGCAGGCGCGACCTTCTGGAACGTCATCTGCTAGTGCTGGTCTGTAATTGTCAGGCAGTTCGCGGTAACCCATCATTACGGGTTTTGGTTTCTTCATCTTGTGCTTCTTGCGTTCACCACCGGGTTCTATGTCCTCAGCTATTGATATTGCAACCATTTGGTCTATGGCATCTTGCTTAGTTGTATGGCAACCAATAACTTCGCCATCTTCTTTGACGGTAGCCCAACCTGCGCAACCTTGCGCTTCGTCTGTTATGAAATACGGCATTAGTCTAATGTCTGCCTTAACCAAGAAGCCGAGTGTGAACCGCCTGAGCTTATTGCGTATAGGGATTCACCGGGATTAAGTGTGAGTTCAATGCTGTCCAGTTTGGGTAGACGTAAACCGTTTGATGTTGTAACTGAAGCATTACCTAAAAACAAATCATCCGTATTGTCGTTATTGTGAATGTGTAAACTTGACGGGTTTGCTGAAGAACCATCTATTTGAACCCTGCTGGTTCCTACGGTTACCTGACCTGAAGTTATAGCCATCACTTCACGCCATAAACGGACTCGGGATTTTCTGGGTCTATTTGCGCAATCTGTTGTAACTGTGAAGAAGGCAGACCGGTATGAACAATCGCAGGTAATCCTAGAGCAGATAAAACGCCAGCAGGATCAAACCCAGAATTGACAAGTTTCTGAGCCATCGTGACACGCTTGTCTGTTTCAACAAGTGAAGCAGCAACCAAATCCACATTTGCCAAAGGAACACGATAAACGTCACCGCCGTCTACTGGTCGCAAATCCTCGAATCTACGAATGTCATTAACGCTTAAGAATCCTGCTTGTGAACCGATTGAATAGCCGTTCATGCGAGTACTGAAGTCACCGCGTAGTAAACCATCTACGTTAAAGCGGATAAACGCGCCTTCTGGCAATAGTGCGCTGTAAGCATCTTCGATCTTTGCAATGTATGGGCGCAACGTATGGGTTACAAAGTTAATGCTGTTCTGCTCTACTGATGCGTACGACATTGCGCCGGGTGTAGTAATGCCAATCATGTGAGGTGGAACTCTAAAGATACGAGCTACTTCTTCAATGGCAAGTTTGCGACTGTCAAGCATTTGGGCTTCGTCAGGGTTTACACCAGTACGAACAAACTTTGCGCCACCTGTTAGCAGTCCAGTCTTGTGCGCTTTACGGAATCCGTTATGCCGTGAGTTAAAACCGTCTACAAGCTGCTTAGCCTGATCACTGTTCAAGCCTTGTGGCGTTTCAATGATTCCTGAAGTAGTTGCGCCTTGACCAAAGAAACGGGAAGCAAAGGACTGAAGCGCACTAGAAAGACCTAAGTTGTCTTTAAGTTCAGTAACCCTAGACATACCGCGCAGTTCGCCAGCCTTGCGCATCTCAGTAATCTGAATCATGTCTTGCTTGCTTACTGGCACTTCTTGGTATTCGTCAATGATGTATTCAATTTCACGAGTTACCTTGTTGCGATCAACGCGAACGCGGTAAGGGTCAATTACAACTAGGTTTATTACTTGACCTGAGTTGTCACGGAACACGCGCACAAAAGCGTTGCCGTCTAGCAATAACGAAATAAGAACTTGCTGGTAATGCTCAGAACGTAACAGGTCTACATCTGGTCTTTGAATCCATGAAGGCTGAGGTCGGTAGGGAACACGGTTACCGTCACGTCTAATGAATGAATCAAGTGGCAAAGTTGAAATAGTGTCAGAAATTAAAAGCACGCAGGAATAGAAAGCGTTGATTTTCATTGCTTGTACTTGGTCTATGTTTGACCCAGCTTCAGTGGTGAACGCGAATGAATCGCCTGCACCCCAAATAGATTGAAAACTTATGGCGCGTTCTTCTTTATTTCCACCTGTTAAATTTGCGAGCATTACTGACCCTTCTCAATTGCCAAGCCAATAAGCAAGCACGAAGCACCTACGGCGATAATTCCTAATGGCAGAATAAATAAACCTAAACCTAATGAGATTGAAGCTAGTCCTACAAGTTGCAAAATTGTGGCAATCAAAGAATCCCCTTAGAAACTAAAGAACTGTGGCACAACAGGTTCTTCCCTTGAAACAGTTGCCCTATCAAATCCTATGATACTAGCAACTGCCGCATCTATCTTGCGTGGCGAGCCGCGATGCTCTTTAACAATGCGCGGCCCTAGCCGATCAGTTTTAACAACTGCGTTTTGTAAATGCCTAAGCAGTAACGGATTCCCGTCATGCGTTAGCTTGTTTGCTACAACGGCATCATAGAATTTAGCGCACGCTGGAACCATGCGAGCAGGAGAAGTAGAAGGCCATTCAACAATTGGGAAGCCTGCTTCATCTAAGACCTGCATTGTGCGCTGCCATCTGAAAGGGTCACACGCTATTTCTCTTACGTTATGTGTGCCACAGAATTCAATAATCGTGTTCTCGACTTCAAGAATGTCTACTCGCCAATCATCCACATCTTCAGGCTGCTTTTCCCACGCCTTGACCATAAACACATAAGGCTGTTCTTCTACGGTTACGCCAATAATCACAGAAGCATCACCACTAAATGAGCCGTCAAACCCTAAGACAACTGGTACATCCGCGCCTATCTCACGCTTAAGTTCTAGCTGTTCCCAAGCTCCGTTGGGTAGCCAAGCTGTCTGGCTGCTTACCCACTGGTTACAACGCTTCGTTCTAAACTCAGCTTCTGGCGTTCGCTTGACCATAGCTGCAAAGTCTTTAGGGTCGTTTAAGTCACCATAAGCAGGATTAGCTTGTTTCCAAGTCAGCTCTAAATGGTGGTCAGCTTCAGCTTGAGCTTCCCAGCAGGCCATAAAGAAACTAGGATCATCAACTTCTTTTTGAGCTACGCGCTTGCCGTACTGATAAAGGTTGTAGGCAATGGAATCTTGACCAGATGAGTCCGATTTAACACCTGCCGTAGTGACAGCTATAAGCATTGGTTCACGCCTTGCACCCATTCCAAGCTGCATAACGTCAAAGAGCTCACGGTTTGGCGATGCGTGCAATTCGTCAAAAATGACCGTTGTTGGGCTAAGACCTTCTTTGCTAAAGCTCTCACTTGATAGAACCCGATAAACGGAGCCAGTTTCAGGAACCTCGATTGCATCCCTATAAACCTTGCACAATTCAGCCAATTCTGGTTCTGCTGCGATCATTTTCTTTGCATCACCGAAAACAATGCGAGCTTGTTCCTTGTCAGCTGCACAGGAATAGACCTCACCACCGGCGGGCCCCATGATCAAAGACCAAAGGCCAATGCCTGAACCTAGTGCGCTTTTGCCGTTTTTGCGGGCCATAGAAATTAGAGCTGTGCGGTGTCGAAACTTGCCGTCAGGGCCTACTGCGAATAAATGCTTTAATAACTCGTGCTGCCAGTCACGGAGCTGCATCTTGTCACCTGCGTACCCGGCAACAGTTTCCTTAGTTTGTATGGCAAATGTGTCTATAAAGTCAGAAACTTGGGGGCCACGGGACTTATTTAGCGCGGCTTTGTTTACTGGGGTAAGCCAAGTCGGGGGCCATGATTCAATTTGAGCTGGCACGAGCCTTCAATTCCTCAAGTTTAGAAGCTCTCTTAACCTCAGCTACGCCAAGCCGCGAACGGTCTGTTGGTGTAAAACCAAGCAAAGATAGGTTTGCTACGAGCTGCCTGTCGAGCTCTCGTAATGACTTACGTTCATCAGGCCTATTGTTTTGCAAAACTTGGATGCGTAAATTGCGCCTTTCGTCTAGCAGCTCGCAGGTCATAAGCAAAATCTCAATGTCTGTAAGTGGACTCAACCACGTTTGACCCATTCCCCAGATGCGATCCCAAAGCTCCGTACCTGAGCTGCCTAGCGGTCTGTTGGGTTCTGGTATGTCATAGGCAGAAGGTAGCAACACAAGCTCCTTCTGGTCTGGCAGTGTGCGTTTACCGGGGTTGCCAGTAAGCCGTTTCTGCTCAATCGGTTTTGGTGGTCTGCCACGGGGAGCCATAGCTATTCCTTAATCGAAGAACCGCAAGCAGGACAAAGTTTATCTTCTTTGAATTTTAGCGGCTCCTCGCTTTGGTCACCTAAAGGCGGCTGTAAAGATTCAAAGCCTAGCTGCTCAAGCTCCCAGCCGTTTGCATCGAGCTCAAGCAATTGGTCAGCTAGAACCTTGTCATCCCATTCAGCAAGCTCAGCTGTTCTATTGTCAGCTAATGCAAAGGCTCGTATCTGTTCCCAAGTCCAGCCAATAGGAGTTCTCGTAATAGCGATCTCAGACCAACCCAGAGACTTTGCGGCTTCAAGTGTGCCGTTACCAGCAACCACAATTGAATCAGGGGTTACACAGATTGGCTTGCGCTGCCCAAATTTAAGCAGGGAATTCTCTATTGCCTTAAGGTTTCTGCCATCATGCTTACGGGCATTCGCCGGATCAGGGGTCAAGCTGTTGATGTTTACATTTTCAATTCGTAGCTCAGTCATGGTTTAAGTCTACGCAGAAACCGCGTAAA